TTTGATTATGTTGCAACAGGGCAAGGCAGAGCCATTTAATTTGCCAAAACAAAACGAATACATTATAAAGAATAACAGGAGATAATATGACACAAGCAGATTTTACGATTGCTAACCAAACCTTTCCAAATACAAGGACTGAGCTAAATACTTCACTACAAGCCTTAGCGACTAATAGTGCAGGAAATTCAGCACCCAGTACCACTTTTCCTAATCAATGGTGGTTTGATTCCGATGGAAATATTTTGTATATGCGTAACAAGGACAATGACGCTTGGGTATCAATTCTTACTATAGGTGCAACTTCTGATCTGCAAACAATTACAACTGATTTAATTTCAGAGGTAACAAGTGCCGCAGGGGTAACGATTGACAGTCTATTAATTAAAGATGGTAAAATAGCAAACTTAATGAACGCTACATTAAGTGCCGCTGATATGGGTGTTGGTGTACATATTAAAAGTGCTGATAGTGGTATGGGATCAGTTAATGCTAATGCAGACGAATTAATTATTGAGGGAAGTGGAAGTAGCGGAATAAGTATTCTTTCAGGAGCAACAAGCAAAAGCAATCTTTTCTTTGGTGATAGTGGCAGTAATGTAATAGGAAACATAAGTTATAATCACAGCACCAACGAATTAGAATTTGCAACAAACGGAGCAAACAGAATGGTTATTGCATCTACTGGTGCAACTACAATCACAACTGCTGATAACTCAGACACACTTAGTTTAATATCAACTGATGCTGATGCTAATGTTGGACCAAATCTTAATCTTTATAGAAATTCAAGTAGTCCAGCAGATAATGATACTTTAGGTCAATTGGCTTTTGTTGGAAGAAACGATAACAGTCAAGATTTTAATGCTTTTCAAATGACTGCTTATAGTAGTGATGTTTCTGACGGTACAGAAGATGGAACTATGCAGATGTACACTATGCAAAATGGAAGTTTACATTTAGCTATGCAGATTACTCCAACTGAAACTGTATTTAATGATTCGTCAAAAGACCAAGACTTCCGAGTAGAATCTAATGGCAATGCTAATATGTTATTTGTTAATGGTGGTACTGATAGAGTACACTTTGGAGGATCATCAGGAGATAGAGAATTTAATTTTGAAGGTGCAGATAATTTAAGAGTGCTATTAAGGACAACTAATAATTCTACAGGTGCTTGTCAATTACAATTTGGAGACTCTGATAATTCTCAAATTGGTCGTATTATGTATGAACACGATGGCGACCAAATGACATTTCATACTAGTGCTACTGAAAGACTAAAAATTACCAGTGGTGGTTTTGCTAAATTTAGTAACACTGGAGCTTATAAAGTTGCTCAACAGTTTCACGAATTTACTAATACTAGTGGTAGTCAGCAAGTATTATATTGTAGACATCTTGATAGCAATAACCCATACGGACTAGAAGTTCGTTTTGATGCCTCGGCTCCTGATGACAATACTCATTGGGCTTATCGTTTTAGTGATACTGGTGCGGGTAGATTTCAAGTTTTTTCAGACGGTGATGTAGTTAATCACGATAACGCCTATGGTGCAATTTCAGACGAAAGAATTAAACAAGACATTGTTGATGCTAATTCTCAATGGAATGACATTAAAGCAGTTAAAGTTAGAAACTACAAAAAGAAAGATGATGTCAGACAATATGGTGATAATGCTTGGTCACAAATAGGAGTTATAGCTCAAGAACTAGAAGCTGTTAGTCCTAAATTAATTAGACATAGTGACCCAAATCCTAGTGATATATTATCAAGTTCTGAATTTGGTACACTTTACACAGAAACTCAAGACGAAGTTTTATATACATCTGATGACCAAGAGGTTATTGATGGTGATAAAAATGTCGTTGATGTTAAAACTCCAAAAAAAGAAATTGGTGAAGTTAAAACAATTACCGAACAAGTTAAATCTGTTAACTATTCTATTCTTTATATGAAAGCTATCAAGGCTTTACAAGAAGCTATGACCAAGATAGAAGATTTAGAAGCAAGAGTAACAACACTAGAGGGATAAATTATGTTTACACTTGATAACAAAGAATATGACGAAACTAAATTATCTGACAAAGGTAAGATAGCTTTCGCACAACTGCAATATGTAGGTCAAGAAAGATCAAAACTTCTTTTAGAAACTGATCGGCTTAACACGATAGAGGGTGCTAACACAGCAATCCTTAAATCAGAACTACCAAAAGAGGAAGCTAATGCCGAGCCAGTCGCAAAAGAATAGCGAAACTCTTATAAGGTTAGAGGCTCGGATTGAAACGATAGAGTCAAATCATTTAACGCACCTACAATCCAGTGTGGAAAAAATTGAGAAAAGCATTGAGAACATTTGGAAAGTCATAGGCATACTATGTGCTATGTTTATATTCGTCTTTGCTGATAGTGTTAAATCACTAATAGATATAGTTACTATTTTATAATAGAGGGTTAAATATGGAGAAATGTATTCTCGTAATTTCAGACCAACACATACCACACCACCACCAAGATATGATGGCTTTTTTAAGAGCCATAAAGAAAAAATATAAACCGACACGCATACTAAATATTGGTGATGAAGTTGATTCACACGCAATAAGTTATCATTCACCAAATCCTGACCTTGCTAGTGCAGGTGATGAATTAAGAAACTCTTTAGAAACTATCCACGAACTTGAGGAGTTATTTCCTAAAATGGATTTAGTACATTCTAATCACGGAAGTTTAATTTTTCGCAAAGCCTTAACTCACGGATTACCTAAAGCATTTATAAAAGATTACAATGAGTTTTTGCAAGTTGGTAAGGGTTGGAAATGGCACGAAGATATAGTTATCAAAGCAAGTAACGGACAAGATATTTACTTCTGCCACGGAAAGACTGCTAATATTTTAAAACTCGGACAACAGTACGGAATGAATGTGGTGCAAGGACATTATCATACGAAGTTCAATATCCAATACTGGGGTAATCCAAACGCTTTACATTGGGGATTGCAAGTTGGTTGCCTTATAGATAAAGACAGCCTTGCTTACGAATACAATAAACTATTTAAAGACAGACCTATAATAGGTACAGGAATTATTATTGAGGGCTTACCTTATTTATTACCTATGGTCTTGAATAAAGGTGGAAGATGGAATAAAGTTGTTCCCTAATGAGTGCTTTTAAAAAACAAGTTGCAGGTAAACATTACCTAGACTTTAAAATACAACCAATGGATTTTTTTATACAAAATAATATTTCTAAAATAGACGGAGATATTATCCAATATGTTATAAGACAAAAAGGTGATCCTATTGAGAATATAGATAAAGCTATTCATTGTTTAGAACTTAAAAAAGAGGCAATAAAAAATGGATAAAAATAGAATGATGTCATTCACACAGAAATTAGTTATAGATGAGTGGAGAGCATTTTGTATATTAGGCTTTGATGTAACACCTGAGGGTTTAGCACCTGAATATATAAGAATTTATATAAAACCTTATGACGGAAGATTAGACCAAGAAGTTAGATCACACGCTAAAACAGTTACTAAGTTATTAGAAAAAGGCGATAGCTTAGAATCAATAGTTGAAGATCATACTAAAGAAAGCATTGTCGGTAACATATTACATTATGTTAAAAACAATATGGAAGATATTATCGCTTGTAAACAAGTTGAAAAAGAAGTGAGATTATCAACCGATCCTTATCGTAAAATTAAATAGGAGTACATTATGGAAATACTAAAAAGAGTAAGAGAAATAGCTTTAATTAAAGTTTCACTTTGGATAGTTGCAGTAGTAGCAATAGGAGCAATCGTTATATTCTAATGATTGACACTAAACAAAGAATACAATCCCACGAGGGCTTTAGTCCTACAGTTTACGAGGACACACTCGGTTATAAAACTGTAGGCTATGGTCATTTAGTTTTAGAAAAAGATAACTTTGTTGTTGGGGAGATATATTCACCTGAACAATTACAAGGCGTATTCGAAGAAGATTATAATATTGCCTTTAATAATGCTCACGATTTAATAGAAGATAAAGACATACCATACGATCCTATGGTTGAATCAGTATTAATAGAAATGGCTTTTCAATTAGGATTGCCAAGATTAAAGAAATTTATAAAGTTTATAGAGGGCTTACAGGAAGAAGATTACAGTAAAGCCGCAGATGAAATGATAGACAGTAGATGGGCTAAACAAACTCCTGCTAGAGCCTATGAACTTTCAACACTTATAAGGAATATAAAATAATGTGGTTAT